TTTAGTATTAACTTTTGAAATATCATAAGGTACAGACGCTGCTTCCATAGATGAAATAGCAGTAACGCCTTTTGACGCATAAAACTCTTTCCAAAATTCTAAGATAACATAATCTTCTAAATCTTTTGGTACTTCGTAAACATGTGAACCTATTAATTTACTTGGTATACCAGTTAAATCATAATCTACACAAAATAAAATCGATTCAGCCGCTTCAAACGCTGTTGGTAACTTATCAGAATGTATTAATTCATACCCTGATTCAGTCTTTTTAACTAAACATGATAAAAAGGAGCCTAAAGTTGGCAGTTCTTCTAACAAATTAAAATCCAAATTGAGTGTTGGATCATAAACATTAAATAATTCAGTTAAAGTTTCTAATTCCTGAAAGAATTCAAACTTATTACTAATAGTAAATATACTTCTCAATCCTTCTTTCGAAGTGATTTTAAAATCTGATTTAATCTTACTTTTCTCAATAAAAATATAACTTGAACTGTTCGGAATTTTCGCCGTTCGTTCTACTTGTCTCATAACTCCTAAAAATTTTAAGAATAAACAAGGATATTTTCTTTTGAGATGGATCCCAAGAGATAAATGATCACGATAATCAGAAACGTTCTGTGTATAAAATTTCGCTAAAGCGAATGAACGTTCAATCATAACCTCCGAAAGTCTTAAAAGAATGTCAGCTCTAGTTGGTTTCCCTACTAATCTGAGTTCAATTGCTAAATCTTTTCGTAACTGTTGGGTTACTTTAGAATTTGACAGTAAATATAAACTAAGACCACGATGTAATAAATCAAAATCTAACGAATAGGTAGCTCTAACTTTTGAAAAATAACTTCGCAATTTATGCGGCATATTCTCAAATATTGAATACTTATTTGAAAGTGTTAAATTTAATACTTTAAAAGCACTGTCATTGGCTCTACTAATGCCACGACCTTTCGATTTCTGTTTACGCGCTGAGTTTGACGCCATAGATCGAATAGAATGACTCATTGAATAAGATGGTAGATATCTTATCTTTAAACAAAGGAAAAACATGTTACTGAGTAACAAATTAGGGACTGAGGTTACGTTATGAGATATATGCGTTCACCCACACGGTTCAGATTTGCCTGCGTTGTATACATTTTACAATTAAAGCTGCCCTTCTTGCTCTTTGGCTGATAGCTCAGCATATTTTTGATTCTAATTACTTAGAGCCACGGATAAGACTCCTTTTTCCTATTCAGGGCGTGAGTTCTCCCACAATAGCCAGGCTAATACTCCTAACAACTTTGCTGCATTTCAGACAACTTAGTGACTTTCTCAGTTTTAGAACATTCTCCACCCTACACGCAAAATGGTAGTTATTGGTAAAGTAATCCATTCCCGAGGACCATCTCTTGTTTTGTAGAAGGACAACTGGATGTCTTCACATGACGTGAATGCTTTTCTGACATCAGAAGATAAATGGGAAAGAAGATGGAATAGTGGTTCCAGTCCATTATGAATTTGAGCTAATATTGATACAAGCCTAATTATAAGGCGATCGTCAAAAGAACTGTCAATAAATGACTCTGGATAAATACATTTCGAAGCTACCCAATCGAGCGATTTAGTCGGATTTCCTAACCAATCCCAGTCAAAGCCGAGTAAGTCAATCTTATCACAAACAGGATCTCTCAAATGTGTTTTATCTGGATGTACAACCATATGAATCAATGACATAGTTCTCCCAAAATTCTGGATAGAATCATTTGTATCCATTTCAAAATCCAAATCGTCAGATTTGCCTTCGCGTACCAGGTCTAAACCTTCGTTTGGGTAATCCATTCTGATGTAATGGTAGTTCAACCCAATTTGCATCATCAAAGAATTAGTGAAAGTGTTAAACCTTGTTCCTGATTTAGTACCACCATTTGCGATTATAGTATGTCCCCAC